CCGGAACGCGAAAGGGTAAGGGAACGCCTGCTATCGTGGCGCATGGTTCGACAGCTAATAAATTTTCAAATTAAATAGGAGTATAAAAAATGGTTATAACATCTAAAAAAATGCAGTATGTAGGGGATCGTTTACAAGGCCAATTTGTTTTGGCTTATGTTCCGGAATGGAACGCTCCGCCAGTTATGTCTAACTGTCGGGGCCTTGTATTGGCCGATCTTGATAGCGAGTATGTTGTTTGGGACATCTTTAACGCGGATCCTAGGTCTACCCAACATGGGGACTATTTCAGCTATCGTGATCCCTTGGATAAAGAATTGTGGCAAAACTGTACGTTACGCGACAAGGCCGAAGCTTTCGCGGAAGCGAAGAAAACTTTCATAGAACGTCTACCTCGGTGCGACGGTTTTAAACAATCCGATCTTATCGAATGGAAAGCGGATAAGACTTTTTTAACTCGCCAATGCACAGAGCGCGGAGTGGAGTTTCTAAGACAAGCTTGAACCTAAAAAGCTTTTTTTCAGGCCGTCAAATGACGGCCTTTTTTTTACCCTGAAATATGGCCCCATGGGCCGCGATCTTTTCCCTTAAAAGTTTTTGGCCCGATCCTTGATCCTTGATCCTTGATCCTTGATCCTTGATCCTTGATCCTTGATCCTTGGAACGGTGGCCTTCGGAACGGTGGAACGGTGGCCTTCGGAACGGTGGAACGGTGGCCTTCGGAACGATGGAACGATGGCCTTCGGAACGGTGGAACGGTGGCCTTCGGAACGGTGGAACGGTGGCCTTCGGAACGGTGGAACGGTGGTCTTCGGAACGGTAGTTGAAGGGACTCATGAGCAATAGAGGCTAAACCGTTGTTTTTAAACAGAATCCACGCCAAAACCTTCACGAGCCACGCTTGCGTAGCAAACGCCTATAGTTGCATGTTTCTCGCAAATATTTCCGTGAAAAAGCGAACAAAAGACTTATATTAGCTGTTCGATAAAATCTTATCTTTGACACGTTATTTCTTTTATTGTATTTTTGTACCATTTAAACTTCACCGTGAGCCGTGTATGCCGTTACAAAGTCGATATGTAGTGCCTGTATCCACCAAGGACAAAGTGCCGTTGAAAAGGCACCGTAAGCCCCGAGCCGCGAAGAAGCTAACGCGAAAGCAGGAGTTGTTTATTCGGGAGTTGATAACGAAGGATGGTCAGATTACGTTGCGTGATGCGGCGATCAATGCGGGTTATTCTCCGAAATCGGCTCATGCGACGGCGTATGAGTTGTTGAATCCGGAGATTACGCCTCATGTGGCAGCGGAGTATCAGCGGTTTAAGAAGGAAGTTGATAGTCGGTACGCGATTCGTTATGACCGTCATTTGCGTGATTTGCAGTTGATTCGTGATCGGGCGTTGGAGGATGGTGCGTATTCAGCGGCGGTGATGGCGGAGTATCGTCGTGGTCAGGCGGCTGGGGATATTTATATTAACAAGAGTGAGATTCGTCACGGGACGATAGATTCGATGAGTAAGGAAGAAGTTCAACGTGCGTTAGAGGAGATAAGGAACAGTTATGCTATCGATATCACGCCTACTGAAAGAGGAAGAGAAGCGGGAGCTTCGGTACAAGGAGATGGCGAAGAGCAAGTTAGAATCCCCGAAGTCGTCGAGGGAGAACGGGTTGTGGAGGCAGTTTCGGGAGCAGTCGAAGAAGTTGAGGGATTGGAAGCTGACGCGGCTGGAGACGTGGGCCACGCCGGGGATCCCTGATGTTTTGTTGTTGGATGAAGCGGGTTGTTTTCATCTGATTGAGTTAAAGTTTACGGATGGCAATGCGGTGTCTTTGCGTCCGCATCAGGTAAGTTTTTTGAGTACGCACAAGTTGGGGAAGGTGTGGTTACTGGTCAAGCAGCAACGGGCCAATCAGAAGGGGTATCGGTTGTATCTTTATGGTGGGGATTCGGCGGTAAATGTTGCTATGGATGGTTTACGCACAGGGGCGCGATGCATTGTGGATTTTCCGGTCGATTGGGAGAAACTGTTTGAAGAGATTAGCCCCCAAAAAAAATTTAAAATTTGAGACGTATGGTATACGATAATATAAGGTATGGACGCAATATAGGGCATGGACGCAACAACGGTTAGCGAAAGGCGCATGAAGCTTGAACTGCGGTTAGCGCAGATTGAGCGAGTGGAGAAGTGTCAGCGCAGTTTTTTGTCGTTTGTGAAGTCGATGTGGCCTGAGTTTATTGTGGGCAAGCACCACCGGATTATTGCGGAGAAGCTCGAGCGCATTGCTGACGGGGAGTTACGGCGGTTGATTATTAATATGCCGCCTCGTCATACCAAGTCGGAGTTTGCTAGTTTTTTGTTTCCGGCGTGGATGATTGGTAAGAATCCTAATATGAAGATTATTCAGGCGACGCACACCACGGAGCTTGCGGTAAACTTTGGTCGTAAGACGAAGAATTTGATTGAGCGCGAGGATTATCAGGAGATTTTTAACACTCGGTTGGCGGCTGATTCCAAGGCATCTGGGCGGTGGGACACGGACCGTGGTGGGATGTATTATGCTGTGGGTGTGGGGTCGAATTTAGCGGGACGTGGTGGTGATTTAATTATTATTGACGATCCGCACTCGGAGCAAACGGCGATGAGCAATAACGGGTTTGACGATGCGTGGGATTGGTACACGGGTGGTCCCCGGCAGCGATTGCAGCCCGGCGGTGCGATTATTTTGGTGATGACCCGTTGGTCGGAAAAGGATATGACGGGGCAGTTAATTCGTGCTCAAGCCAAGGATGCCACGGCGGACCAGTGGGAAATTGTGGAGTTGCCTGCCATTATGGAGTCTGGTAAGGCGTGTTGGCCTGAATATTGGCCTTTGGAGGATTTGGAGACGGTTAAGGCTTCGATTCCGCCGAGCAAGTGGAATGCTCAATATCAACAGCATCCGACGGGGGAAGAGAGTTCGATTTTAAAGCGCGAGTGGTGGAAGCGTTGGGAAAAAACCAGTATTCCGTCTTTGGAGTACGTTATTCAGAGTTATGATACGGCGTTTAGTAAGCGCGAAACGGCAGATTACTCGGCGATTACCACATGGGGCGTGTTTCGTCCGAATGAAGCGGGGCAGGCGGGGTTGATTTTGTTGGATTCTAAAAAAGGACGGTGGGATTTCCCTGAATTAAAGCAAATTGCGTTGGATTCGTACAAATTTTGGGAGCCGGAGACCGTGATTATTGAGGCAAAAGCCAGTGGGATGCCCTTGACCCACGAACTACGGAACATGGGGATTCCGGTGGTAAATTTTACCCCAAGTCGGGGTACAGATAAGTTATCGAGGGTGCATAGTGTTTCCCCGTTGTTTGAAAGCGGTATGATTTGGGCACCGGATCAGAAATGGGCGGACGAATTGATTGAAGAATGTGCGGCTTTTCCCAATGGGGAGTATGATGACCTTGTGGATAGCACGACGCAGGCTTTGATGCGGTATCGTCAGGGCAATTTTGTGCAATTGCCGTCAGACGATTGGGACGATTCGCAGCCCAGTTACCAACCTGCACAGTATTATGGGTAATTTATGAAGACGATTGTTCATGTAAACCAGCACGTTATTAGAAAAAATTTAAAAACAGGGGATCGAGAGCCTGTTTTGACGGTAAAGACGTATAAATCGAACCAATATGCTCACGAAGTGAGTATCAAAGGCGACAGTAAAGTGGTATATTCTCCAGATAAGCCGTTAAGTTGCGGGGCGCGGGTCTGGATTGAAACTCAGTCCCCCGTAGAGATAGTTAGCTAGAAGGAGAAAGTATGCCTAAAGGTCAGTATACGAAGAAACAAAAGGAGTTAGCTGCGCTTGCCGAACCACGGGACAAAATTACACGAGCGGACATTATTGCAGGGGCCAAAATGAAGGCTAAAAAGAAAACTAAAAAGAAGAAGAAAACGGCAGTAGTATGAGCGAAAACAATTATTATGATGCGGGGATAGGGCGTTTTTATGAGCCAATGTTTGGGCAGAAAGTGCGCTATTCTGCGTTTCCTGATAGGGAGGGGCGTTTTTTGTATGAAGATAAGCCCACTTTTACAGAAAAGTTAGCGGAGCAATACAATTATCCCACTGAGCGCGATTCTAAATACGGTTATGAAAAGATTAGTCCTGACGCACGTCCTTCTGGGTATGATTATTTTCCTAACATAGAGGAGCTTGCTGATGCTCGGGCACATATTTTTGGTAGTGCTCTTGCGGCAAGAGACGAGGGTGTTCTTCCCGCTTCTCTTTTAGGGTTTGGAAAAGAGATAGCGGACGTGGCGGCTGGAGGAGTTACCACTTTGTTTAGACCAAGGGGAGGCATTTCGGACATTATACAAGATTCCAAAATGGATATCCGTAACAATGCTGTAGGACGGCAGTTGTTAAAAAAAGCGGGACGAAATCCCACTAATCGTGAGTTAGCGATTTTAGCGGATAATGCAATTTTTGAACAGTTAGAGCGTCTTCGAGGCCGTGGGCAGTTAGACACGTCGGTTAAAGAAGGCCAACCGCAACTTTATTTTCCTCGTGATGAGCAAGGTCGTTTTGCTCTTGCACCGTATAGACCCTAATGGCAGAGCAAGTTAAATCAGGTATTGCCTCTTTAGCGGATCGTGCTAGAGACATGTTTCGACGGGTGGTTGAATATCCCGACCCAAGCGTTGTCATGGCGGATCAGGTAGATCCCAACATAACACCGCAGACGTATAGCGATTTATTTAAAGGTTCGGTTGCTGGTACTGTTAGCATTCCGGGAGAAATAGGAGCCGCGCTTAAACCTGCAATTCCTGTTCTTCCAAAAACGGGGTCTTTAGCTCCTGTTCGTTTAGCTTCGGAGGTTTTGCAACCTTTTCCAACTACAGAACCGATTACGCAATTTGCCGTAGATAAAGGGTTAATAACACGCGAGACGGCGGAAAGTCCAGCCTATTTTGGAGGACAGTTTTTATCTCCGGTTCCTGCGGGGGCCGTAGCGGGGGTTTCACGGGCGGCTGCAAAATTAATGAGAAATCCACAAGCTAAGTTTTTAGATTCTTTAAAAGAACAAGGGGTTTTAAAGGATCAAATTCCAACAAAAAAACAAAGAGACGTACTTCGAGAGGAGTGGCCTTATGATGACCTTTATGATGAATTTGACTTTGAGCTATCGCCAGAGAAGTTAGAAAGCTCAAAACAATCTTTGTCCTTTACTACAAGCCCGTATGCTATTGACGAAAAAAAAATATTTGACCAAATAGAACGATGGACACGAGATTTTACAACTCCTGAAGATTATTACGCTGTTAGAATGAACTTGTCAGACCGTTTTTCTGTGCAATTATCGTCTTACCAAGAACAGCTAAGAGATGCTTTAGTTCAAGCTTATCCAAATGGAAAAATTCCTGTAAAAAGACGGGTTCCTTTTGAAGTTAACAACAGGGATTATGTGGCTGAAAATGGAAAAATTGTAAAAGAACCTGCAAAGTTTAAAACTTTTTTAACGGACGTTGACGATGTTGTTTTTGCTTCTTTTTTTAGAGAACCCGAACTAGTAGTACGAAATAAAAACGGGGATTTAATTTCTACGACTCCTTTAAGTCAGGAAGATCTAAAAAAGGTAAAAAAAGGGGGTTTGGAATATGATCCTAATTATGAATTGGATTTTGCCAAAAGTTTTTATTACCCTACTCCAGATAATTTAACGGAGCAATTAGACGTTTTGGATGAATACATTACGGAGACATATTATGCTTTGGGTCAAAATAGGCCGAATGCGGACGTTTACGATATTCTTGAAGAATTAGCGGCCCCCATAGAGCGTTTTAAATATTTAATACAACTTACCAAAGACCCTCGTTACAGTGACAACAAATTTTTACAAGATTTAATTAAAAGTAAATATTCTGTAACAGGATACAGTGACAACCCTAGTCGAGTAATTCATGAGCTAGGGGTCCCTTTAGAGTCCCCGTCTACTATGGCTCCGGTTGCATTTGCCGAAGGCGGTTTTGTTGAAAAACTAAAAAAGTTAGGGTCAGATATTATTAATTATCCTGATCCAAATATTGTCATGGCAGATCAGGCGGCTCCTATTCCTGAAGTTTTAAAAGATCCGCGAACTTATATTGAGGCCGAAAAAGGCGCGGTAGCGGGAACTTTAGGTTTGCCCGGAGACATTGGTTCTATGTCCGAAGGGGTCGCTGATTATATTCAGTACATGCCTACTTTTTTGCGGGCACCTGTACAGACACTAATGCAGTTGCCGACCACGGAGGATGTTAAAGAATTTGGTATCGAAAAAGGGCTGTTGACTCGGGAAGAAACCGAAGGTGTTCCTTTTCAAGTTGGAGAATTTTTTAGTCCGGTGTCTGGAGCGGCAGCCGTTAAAGGAGCTAAAGTTCTTTCTAAATTCGGACCGCAGGCCGGGAAGTATATTTCACAAGAAGGTCTTCTTGCAGCAGAACGTCTGATGGATAAGGCTCCTGAAGTGTTTCAACCACGACTTAACATAGTACCAGAAGGTCCAACTACGTCTTCTTTGGTAAGACCCATTACAAGGCACATGGGCGTAACGTCGTATGCACGGAAGTTAGCGGAAGGTGTCAAAAGAAAGAAAGGCACGACGGCAGAGTTTGTAAACGAATTAAAAGCTAGAGCAAAGAAAGATCAGAAAGAAGTTAATTTCAACTCAGAAATTAAAGCAATGGGATTGGATTTAACGGACACCACCCCTATTTCTAGGGAGCAGTTTCAAAAAAGATTATCAGATAATGAGTTGTCTATAGACTTAACTGTCTTAGGAGAAGTTCCGGCTAAAAGAGCTGTTTTTGGGGAAGCTATGGAAATAGAGCCGTCTTCAGAGGACTTGGTTCAATTTAATCAAATTTTTAAAGATATTCATTTTGGAAATTTAAGTCCTTCTACTTATAAAAACGCACGAGAATATACTCTTAAAAATTACCCTCCAGAAATAATTCCTATTGAAACGCCAGAAGGAGATTATGCGTTAGTAAGAAGCATGATAGACGGAAAGTATGAATTGCAGAAAGGTCTTGGGGATTATCAAGAAGCTTCTTTTGGTACAGGTCAAAAAAAGATAATTTTACCTGACTCCAATAAGGGGGCTGTAACCGCAGACAACGCACGAGAAGCAATGGTAGAAGCTACAGATTATTTTGATTTGGTAAAAATTACAGAGCCAAGCAAAAAGGACACAAAATATGTGCATGACCTTGCGTTAGAAGGCGACACACCTGTTATTCAGACAAAGCGTCGCGAATTTTTAATATCGTCTCCTCAAATAAAAGGAAATTTTGAAGAGCACTTTGGTCCGGCGCAAACGGCTACCCAAGACAACGTATTAGCACATATGTTAATAACAGATTGGGAGGGTCCGGTTAAACTGGAAGATGGAACAGTTCTTAATCCAGACTTACTAAAAGATGTTGGAAAAACGGGACAAGCTACGTCCAAAATTTTTTATGTTGATGAGGTTCAAGATGATCTAACTAAGGCTCGTCAACGGCGAAATACTTTTGATAGTCGAATGGACACTCATAAAGCTAGTTATGCGGCAAAGCAAAAAGAAGTAACAAAAATGATTGAAGACCTTGCGCCCGATAACCGTACAGCAGAAGAATTGTCTGAATACGTTACAACCCGTTTGATGCGCAAGTTAACCACTTACAGTGCAAATCCTAAGATGAATCGAGACATAGAGCAACTTTTTAGTCTTCTTGAAACACGTAGCTTGTTTCATGATGCGGCTCCTATTGGAAGAGACCCTACCTACAAACCTGTTAAAGATTTTTTAATAGATTTAGAACGAAACAAAGAGTCTTTAAACTTAATAAAACCAATTGAAAACCGACCAATGACTTATATTGAAAACCCGTGGGCAAAGGTTAGTCACGAGACGGCTTTGAAACAAGCTTTACGCATAGCTGTTAACGAAGACTATGACTATTTAATGGTTCCCAATGAAAAAATGCCTGAAATAAAATATAAAAAAGGAAAAGCGGATTCTTTAAAAAACTTGTATCAGGAAAAAGTTCCTAAAATTCTTAAAAAAATAGCTAAAACATACAACACGGAGGTAATTAACGCATTTTTAAATGATGTTGTTATTAATGATAAATCACGTTTATACAGAAAAAATGTAGATTTAGGGGCTTATGTCATTAAGCTGACCCCGGAATTAAAGAAAGCGGTGTCAAGAGAAGGTGTTGGTGATACTTTTGCCCAAGGAGGCGTGGTCCGTAAGCAGGGCATTGGGACTCTTAACGAAATAGCGCGGACGATGTTTCAGCGACCCCGAGGGGTTAGCGGATTATCTTCGGTTGCAAGAAACATGTTTCAGTAGAATAATGTAGCAAACATTATAAGGAAAAGTTATGGCACAGCAACCCCCGGTATCTTTAGTAGAGAAGCAAAATGATGATCCGAATGTAGCGGAAGCGTTAGATGATATTGAGATAGAAATGCCTGCATCGGTATTTCCGGCAAAAGATGCTATTCCTGATGGGATTGAGATTGAGGCTACGGACGATGGAGGGGTTGTCGTGGACATGGACCCTTCTTTAAATAATGCTCCTGACGAGGGAGATTTTTTTCGTAATCTTGCCGAGGAGATTGACGATTCCGAATTAGGTAGTATTTCAAGTAGTTTGATGAGTGAATACGAAGCTAACAAGTCTTCCCGTAAAGATTGGGAAGAAGCTTATGCCAATGGTTTAGAATTATTAGGTTTTAATTACGAGGAGAGAACACAACCGTTTCGTGGAGCAACCGGGGTTACACATCCTTTGTTAGCTGAAGCTGCAACGCAGTTTCAAGCACAAGCTTTTAACGAGTTGTTGCCTCCGATGGGGCCTGTCCGCACCACCATTCTTGGTTCCCCTACTCGAGACAAAGAAGAGCAGGCTAAACGAGTTCGTGAATTTATGAATTACTACATTACTACGGTGATGGAAGAATACACGCCTGAGTTTGATCAAATGTTGTTTTATTTGCCGTTGGCAGGTAGCACATTTAAAAAAGTGTATTACGATGAAGGTATGGACAGGGCCGTTAGTAAATTTGTTCCCGCAGAACATTTGGTTGTGCCGTATGAAGCTAACGATTTAGAGACGTGTCCTAATATAACGCAAGTAGTTAGAATGTCGTTAAACGACCTTCGTAAAAAACAAATTGCAGGTTTTTACCGAGATATTTCGGTAATTCCTGCACAGTCTTCTACGGATAGCGTAACCGATGAAATTAATTATATTGATGGGGTACAACCGTCTAATATTGATTACGATTGCACCGTGTTGGAGTGTCATGTCGATTTGGATTTGAAAGGTTATGAAGAAAAGGATGATAAGGGGGAACCTACGGGGATTAAAGTTCCTTACGTTGTTTCGATTAGCGAGGACAATGGTCAGATCTTGTCGATAAGAAGAAATTACGGGGAAGACGATTCCAAGAAGAAAAAAATACAGTACTTTGTCCATTACAAGTTTTTGCCCGGTTTTGGTTTTTACGGGTTAGGTTTAATCCACACGATTGGTGGTTTATCTCGTACAGCAACCGCTGCCTTACGGCAGTTAATTGATGCGGGTACTTTGTCCAATCTTCCAGCAGGCTTTAAAGCCCGTGGGTTGAGAATTAGAGATGACGATGATCCATTGCAGCCCGGAGAGTTTCGAGATGTTGACGCTCCCGGAGGGGCAATACGAGATAGCTTGATGCCGTTGCCGTTTAAAGGGCCAGATCCGACATTATTTCAATTGTTAGGTTTTGTGGTTCAAGCGGGGCAACGATTTGCAACAATTACTGATTTAAAGGTAGGGGATGGCAATCAGCAGGCAGCCGTAGGAACGACGGTAGCTATGTTGGAACAAGGCACTCGGGTTATGAGTGCGGTTCATAAGCGGTTGCATTACGCCATGAAACAAGAATTTCAGTTATTAGCCAAGGTTATTTCGGATTATTTACCACCAGAATACCCGTACATTATTGAAAATCAGGAACAATCGATTAAATCTCAAGATTTTGATGAGAGGGTAGATATTATTCCTGTATCTAACCCTAATATATTTTCTCAAGCGCAACGTATTGCTTTGGCTCAGACACAGATGCAGTTAGCGGCACAAGCCCCTGAGTTACACAACATGTATGAGGCTTTCAGAAGAATGTATGAGGCGTTAGGGGTTAGGGACATAGATAAAATTTTAAAAGCACCTTCTAGTACAGAGCCTATTCCAAAAGATCCCGCTCTAGAAAACATAGATGCGTTAGAAAACACGGATTTACAGGCTTTTGAGGGGCAAGATCACGATGCTCATATTATGGCTCATTTAACTTTTGGAACTTCTGCTATTGTTCAAGCTATGCCTAATGTAGCGATTGCCTTACAAAAACATGTTATGGAACACGCTCGGATAAAAGCCCAAGAACAAGCTATTGTAGTTTATATGCAACAAAACCAAGGACAAGCTGCCTCTGAGGAGCAAATGTTAGAATTAGAGGCCCTGACAGCACAGTTAATAGCCCAAGAAATGCAAAATGTTAAAGTATTAAGTGCTCAAATTGCTGGAATTGGTCAAGAAGGCACAGATCCGGTTGTTGCGCTTAAACAACAAGAGTTGCAGATTAAGCAACAACAAGTTCAATCCGATACAATGGATGATCAAGCTAAATTGAATTTAGAGAGACAGAAGATGGCTGAACGGTCAAGGCAGTTTAATGAAAGAGTAAGTAGCCAAGAAAGGCAAACACAAGCTAGAATACAAGCTACTAATGAAAGAGAGTTATTAAAACTTAGACAAAAAGGAGGACAATAATGTTGTCTCGGGTAAGAATAGTTAGTGGACCTGCAAAAGATGCTCCAAAAGCAAAGAATGCCGCAGAAATTCAAGGACAAGGAACAATACCTTATGCTAAATTGGTTGAAGAAAAAACTCCAAATATTGGAAAAGCTAAAGTTACGGTTGGTAAAAAGCGCGGCATGGGTGCGGCGCAGCGTGGGAGTCGCTTTACAAACGCTTAGTTCATGGCTAGTATTTTTGTGGTTCCGATTGATGAGTTGGTTCAAATGAAACAAAAAAAGTTTGAAGAATCAAGTAAATACGAAAATTACGACTTGGATCATGACGGTACGGTAACGGATGAGGAAATTTCTAAATCTAAAGAAATGATAGATTTAGAGTTAAGAGAAGAAAAAAGTCATGCTCAAAAGCAGATGTCATGGACAGCTATTGCAAGTATGGTGGTTTTTACTTTATTATTGTTTACTCCGTTAGTTAGCGAAAGTCGTGTAGCAGCTTTAGCAGATCTTTTAGGTTTGTTTTATTTAGGGCAAGCGTCTATTGTGGGTTTTTATTTTGGAGCACAAGCTTATATGAGCAGGTCACGTTAACATGAGTCCCATTAACATACCAATTTCTCCCCCTTCTCCTTTAGTAGATCCCTTGCCAGAGGAGTTTATAGCTCCCCCTCCTCCGGTGATAGGGTATCCGCCGTCGGAACCTCCGCCCCCTCCGCCTTCTCCGCCTTCTCCGCCTTCTCCGGTGATAGGAGACCCGATACAAGAATCTATTTTTAACCAAAATCAAGCTGCAACGCCCCAGTTGTCTATTGAAGATCGAATATCTCGTTTAGAGGGTCAGTTTGGTGGTTTAAATAATCAGTTTAGTAGCATTAGTAATTTAATATCCGGGCCGTTTTCTGGCGGTTATTCTTCTTACATGAGCAGTCCTTTTGGCTATGGCGGTAATCCTTTTGGTTACGGGGGTAGCCCCTTTGGACAATCTTCTTTTTCTCCTAGAATGTATGGAGGGATAGGAGGTTTTATGCCTTACTTTGGATGATCGAAAAGATAATTTGGAAAGTTTATACGGATCGAAAAGGCAACTGGAGAGTAACCACAAAAGATAACGAAATACCCAATAATGCTATTGTTCGAGAGTTTTTTTCTCAAAAAAAGGCAGAAGAAGAAAAGAATATTCTAAACAAAATTAGGGGATATAAAAAATGATGAGTTTATTGGGGTCTGTGTTAGGGTTCGGTAGTTCTTTTTTGCCCGAAGTTTTAAACTTTTTTAAACAAAATCAAGCACATAAGCACGACATGGAGCGTATGCAACTGGAAACAGAGTTGCTTGAAAAAAAATCTGCGCTTCGTTTAGAAGAGTTAGATAAAACGGCTGAGATTGAAGAAACGAAAGGATTGTATGAGCATGATAGAACTATCGACGCTGGCGGAGTTATCAACGCTCTTCGCGGGAGTGTGCGTCCTGTTATTACTTATTTTTTCTTCCTAATGTTTGTAGCTACTGAGATTGTCATTATGTTAAAAGTTTTGGAGTCTGGTAACGATTGGATGATGGCCGTTGAATTGTTGTGGACGGAGGAGACGCAAGGTCTCTTTGCTGCGGTAATGTCTTTTTGGTTTGGTAGTCGTGCTGTCTCAAAATACGTCAACAAAAGTAAATGAAAAAAATTATTTTTTTGCCTTTAGTAATTTTTTTAGGAGCTTCTTTTTTATTTTTTAGTGAGCAGCACACCCAAAAACAAGAGCTTCAAGAGTTTTGCCGGGAAAAAGCTTACTTAGGTATGCGGATATATGATAATATTGTTGCAGGTATTCCTTTTGAAGAAATAGTGGTTTATTGGAAATACCCTCCTTCTTCTTATCAAGAGGCTATTTTTAGAGAGCATTGGTTATTATTTTTAAAAACAGAGGTTCACAGGTTGGTTTTAGAGGGAAATCTTTCTATGAGAGTTCAAGAAAAACTATATGGTTTGTGTTTAGACCGCGACGAACATTATAAGGATAAACAGGCATATGCAACTAACACCTAATTTTTCTTTAGAGGAGCTTACCGCCTCTGGCACGGCAGCTAGATTAGGGATAGATAATACTCCCAATGATGTGCAATTAAGTAATCTAAGACGGTTGGCTTATATGTTACAAGAACTAAGAAATATGTTTGATGCTCCGATATTTATTAATTCTGGGTTCAGAAATAAAGAGTTGAATCAAGCCGTGGGTTCATCCAGTTCCAGTCAGCATTTAAAGGCTTGTGCGGCGGATATCCGAGTATCCGGATATACCCCTAGAGAAGCTGTTAGAAAAATAATAGATTCTGGTATAAGTTATGATCAGGTAATATGTGAGTATGATAGTTGGGTGCATATATCTGTGCCCAATGAAGCTGGCAAAGAACCTAGAAAAAATGCGTTAATTATTGATAAAGACGGAGTAAGAGTTTTTGCTTAATTATGGCTATTGACGAAATAGATGTAGTTCAGTTTGTTCAGAGAACCATAAAAGAGCGGAAGGTTGTTGTTTTAGATGTTTTAGAGCATAATGGTTTAAAAAGCATGGAGCAGTATAGGGAGCTTATGGGCGAACTTAATGCTCTTAATTTTATACTACAGGAACTCTCGGGCCTGCTAGAAAAACAGGAGCAAGAATAATGCAAACTCAATTGAAAGAGGCGTATACGCCTAAAGACGAAGAAGTATTAAATCCTAACTTAATAGACCGATCTCTTCTAGATCGTATGCCGACCCCCACTGGATGGAGAATTTTGGTTTTACCGTATAGAGGTAAGACACAAACATCAGGTGGAATTCATTTACCTGACAAGGTTTTAGACGATAGTCAGATACAAACTGTAGTGGGTTATGTTTTAAAGGTGGGTCCTTTAGCTTATAAAGATAAAGAAAAGTTTTCAGAGCCGTGGTGCCAAGAAAAAGATTGGATAATCTTTGCACGTTATGCGGGATCTCGTTTTCGTATAGAGGGCGGGGAAGTCAGAATTTTGAATGATGATGAAGTTTTGGCATCTATTGCAGACCCAGAAGACATTATAAGTTTTTAGGAGACAAGTATGGCACAGGCAGAAAACGTAGAAAAAGAAAACACGGCGGTTCAAGTTGAACTTCCTTTAGAGGAAGAGAAGGGGGCCGAAGTTCAGTTAGTCGAAGAAAAAAACGCAGGGGTTGTGGAAACTTCTACGGAAGATGAGCATGAAAAGCACATAAGCGGCGCGGAAAAAAGAATTAATGCTTTGACCAAAAAAATGCGAGAAGCAGAAAGACAAAGAGAAGAAGCTATTCGATATGCTCAAACGGTTCAGCAAGAGTCTAATCAAGTAAAAGAGCGATTAAAAAATCTTGATCAAGGTTACATGACAGAGCATGGAGGTAGGTTAGAAGTAGAACAGCGACAGGTAGAAGCTGATCTAAAAAGAGCCGTTGAACTAGGGGATGCAGAAGCTACCGTAGAGGCTCAAAAAAAATTAAGTCGATTAGCCGTTCAACAAGATCGGTATGATCAGGCAAAAAATGCTCATGAGCAACAAATAGCTCTGGAGAAACAACAAAGGGAAATGGCGGCACAACAGCAGATGCAGCCGCCTGTGCAGCAACAGGTGCAGCAACCTAAAAAACCTGATCCCAAGGCAGAAGAATGGGCGGCTAAAAATGAGTGGTTTGGTCAAGACGAAACTATGACTTTCGCTACTTTTGGAATACATAAAAAAATGGTAGAGCAAGAAGGGTTTGACGCTACCTCAGATGATTATTATACTGAGCTAGATAATAGAATTCGGAATGAATTTCCGCATAAATTTAACGGAGGTTCGGTTTCTCCCAGACGGCAACAGGCCGTTGCAGGGGTTTCTCGTTCTTCTGCCAGCACGTCATCAGGACGCAATAAAAAGGTTCGTCTCACTCCGAGCCAAGTAGCAATAGCTAAAAAATTGGGTGTGCCGCTTGAAGAATACGCGAAATATGTTAAATAAGGAGAAAGAAAAATGACTGAAGAAAAAAAGCAACGCTTTGAAGGAATTAATCGGACTCCTCGCGCAAAAAATACGAGGGAAAAGGAAAGCAGGCGTAAGCCTTGGGCACCTCCCTCAATGTTAGACGCTCCACCTGCCCCCGAAGGGTTTCAACATCGTTGGATACGTTCAGAAGTTCGTGGTTTTGATGACCGTCAGAACATTTCTGCTAAAATGCGACAAGGTTATGAGCTTGTTCGTAGAGACGAGTATCCTGACTTTGAGGCCCCTGTAATAGAAACAGGTAAATATGAAGGAGTTTTTGGTGTTGGAGGGCTTGTTTTAGCTCGTATACCAAAAGAAACAGTTTCTGAGAGAAGCGAGTACTTTGCAAAAAGGAATGCGGATCAACAAGAGGCTGTGGATCACGATATGCTGAGAGAAAACGCTCATTCAACAATGACGATTAATAAACCAGATCGTCAATCTCGTGTAACTTTTGGCGGTCCTAGAAAAGACTAGGCCGTGTAACTTGATGATGGAGAAAACCAAATGGCAAATTTAGCAACCGCCTATGGTCTTCGCCCTGTTGGACTTGTTGGAAGTGCAGTTAACTCTACTGGGGTAACTCAGTATGAAATTGCTTCAGACAACACAAATGCTATTTTTAACGGCGGTATTTGTGTTCCTTTGGCTGCGGGTGTTATTTCTTTTGCTGGTGCAACCAGCGGCGGCACAACGCAAGCTTTAGGGGTTTTGATGGGGGTAGAATATGTTGATTCTACGACTAAGAAGACCACATTTTTAAATTATTGGCCCGGATCAGGCAGTGTTAGCGTAGATACAAATCACCCTGTAAAAGCGTTTGTAGCTGACAATCCAAACCAGTTATTCCAAGTCGCTAGTGATGCAACACTAACTGATCGTGCTACGGCACTGGCAGCAGTGTTTGCTAATGCAACGCTTGGAACTTCTGCTCGTACTGGTTCTACCAGCACGGGTCGTTCTAACTCAGCGTTGAGTGTGTCGTCTATTGCAACAACGGCTACTCTGCCTTTGCGTATTGTTGGTATTGTTGATGATGATGCTAACAATGACTTTACGGCAGCAGGTATTCCTTTGTTAGTTAGACTTAATGCTCATTTTAATGCACCAACCCGTCGTTTTGATTCGCAGACCACTGCGGATTCGACAGGCATATAAGAAAGGGATAAAAAATGGCTATTTCTCGCGCACAACTGGCGAAAGAGCTTGAACCCGGACTGAATGCTTTGTTCGGGCTTGAGTATGATCGTTATGACCAAGAACATGCTGAAATCTTTGAAGAGGAGTCTTCGGACAGAGCCTTTGAAGAAGAGGTTATGCTTTCTGGTTTTGGAACCGCTCCAGTAAAAAGCGAAGGTGGGGCAATATCGTTTGATGACGCACAAGAGACGTATACGGCTCGGTACACGCATGAAACGGTTGCTTTAGCTTTTAGTATTACTGAAGAGGCTATTGAAGATAACTTGTATGACCGTTTAGCGGCTCGATACACCCGTGCTTTAGCACGTTCAATGTCTCAGTCTAAGCAAATTAAAGCTGCGACTATATTGAACAATGCTTTTAGTGATGCAGGGGGAGACGGCGTTAGTTTGTGTAACGCATCGCACCCTACCATAAACGGGACTCAAAGCAATATTTTGTCAACTGCGGCTGATTTGAACGAAACTTCACTTGAGCAAATGTTGATTGATATTGCTGGGTTTACGGACGAAAGAGGGCTAAAAATAGCAGTTCGTGGAATGAAATTAATTATTCCAAAAGAATTGCAATTTGTTGCTGAAAGAGTGCTTAACTCTAATCTTCGTCCCGGAACGGCAGACAATGATATAAACGCAAACAAGTCTATGGGTATGATCCCAGATGGAGCGGTGGTTAACCACTTCTTGACAGATACGGATGCGTATTTCATTAAAACCGATGCTCCTAACGGCTTTAAACTTTTCCAACGTACTCCAATTCGCACTGCGATGGAGGGCGATTTTGATACTGGAAACATGCGTTTTAAAGCTCGTGAGCGTTACTCCTTTGGAGTTTCGGATTGGAGAACGGTTTTTGGTACTCCCGGAGCGTAAACAAATTTATTTTTGTTGGGAAAGGCGGCTTTTCAGCCGCCTTTTTTTGTTATATGATTAAAATCTAGGATATTTTAGTTTTAGCGACTGACCTAGCAGATGCTTACGAAAACGCTAAAACCAACCCTTTCGTAAGGAGGAATCAATGGCAAATACGACTTTTTCAGGTCCAGTTAGATCAAAAGATGGCTTCGATGCCATCATAACTAATACTTCTACAGGTGCTGTTACTAATACAATGTCTATGGAAACTTATGTAGCAACGGTTACAGTTGCTGACGGTGATACCACAGGCAAAGAGTCTGCAATAGGAATCCCTTCTAATTTTATCCCAATGGGTGTGATGATAGCTGTTACTGCGGCTGCTTCTAACTCTGTTACTCTAAATGATATAGGTACGGATGCTGATACAGATGGATTTGTAGATGGTATTTCCGCTGCGGCAAACTCAGTTGGATTTAAAGGATTTTTTCCATGCAATGGCGTTTTAGGAATGTCTGGGGGAACCACTACAGCCGCTACTGCCACAGCAGACGAGGTTGAGATTGTTCTTTCTGGAGATCCCGGAGCAGATACTACGGTTGTTATGAAATTCTTTGGATTGTCTAGCTCTTCTGACGCATCTTAATTAGGAGGATAGATTATGGCAGACGCTGTAACGTCTCAAACTATTATAGACGGTCCGAAAAATGCGGTAATGAAGTTTACCAATGTTTCTGACGGCTCGGGAGAAAGCGCGGTTACTAAGGTTGATGTTTCGGCTCTTTCTAACAGTGCAAACGGGGACACTTGCACCGGAGTTGTTATTGAAAGATTATGGTGTTC